GCCGGGATCACCACCGCTTTTCAGCGGGGAGACCCCATGGCGAGAACGGCCTGTTCTCGCATCCTAGATCTAAACGCATCTCCAGCAACCCATGGGACCCCTAAGGGCCCCGTGGGATTGCTAGGATCCACAGTTCCTGGGAGCCAGACCCTCTGGTCTTGGCTCAGAGCTCTATGTCTCTCCAGGAGTTCTTCCACCGTGGCAGCTCCGCGCCAAGGGCGCGCGGCCGGCCACAGAGCCAGTAGCTTCTTGCACAGCGCTCGAAAGCGCCGTCCAAGTTGCCCTGGCCCTTGATCACAAAGTGGGAGAATCCCAGGAGGGAACACCAAGGCCAATCGCTGGTGTGCTAAGGTCGTCTGGGCCTCCACGAAATCATCGTGGAAACCACAGTCGTACCAAGGCGCACCAGCCGGGCCTGGTCTACGTGGTTGGGTCTCCTGCACGGCGTGAGGCACGCGTGCAAGGAGGCCCTCTGCATCTTCTTCGGCCATGGCAAAGACCGGGGAACCTGCAGCCCTTCTCCAAGACCTTGAGAAGGCACCAGGACCAGGCTCGTCCGTCTTCCTATTAAGGAAAACGGCTAAGACCTTGCGAACGTGGGAAGAGGCAACTCGAGAAAGACGAGCTTGATAGCCCTCACGGGTTATGAAGCCTGCCCCTCCGAGGCACCTCGGTAGACAAGGCGGGACCCCCGCCTTCCGCATCCGGATCAGAGCCCGGGAGTGCAGCGTTTGCTGCACAGCCCAAACTTTGACTGGGTCTGCCCCACCCCGAAGCAGGGACTCCACTACGGCACCCGCCGCCAGATCACTCTGGAGGTCGGGGGCCACGGCGCACTTCGCGCCTAAGTGGAGCCCTGCCCAAGGGCAGGACAGTCCCCTGAGAGAAATGGCCCGCTCGCGAAGTGGAAATCTCCACTTCACGTGCGGCCCATAACCCTCAGCCGGGGGCGGAGGCAGGGGTTTCACCCCCTCTACCTCCCACGTCCAGAGCTCCTCCAGGAAAACGGAGCGACCTTTGTTGCTCCTGCAGTGCTTGCCAGGGCTAATGCTCCCCCCACACTCTCGTACCATCGTGTCGTACTGATCAAGTACTTCACGTGGCCCGATGACCAGGGCGTCGTCCCCGCAGATCGCGAACTTCGCGACCGCAGGGCGATCCCCCGGACGAGTGGGAAGAGGAGCCACCTTCTGAGCCTCGTCCAACCAAAAGAGGTGGACAAGGCAAAGGAGGGCCCAGGTCGTGGGGAGGCCCATCAAGATCCCTCGAGTCGTGCGAACGAACTCGGAGGAGATTGAGGGCCACCTCACTAACTGAGGCCCAGAGCAAGCCCGAAGACCGTCTATCTCCACCTGCCGCAACCGACCGGAAGCGATTAGCCCTTCGACAATCGCGCCGACTAGGTCCAGCGGAAGGAGATCTGAGGCCCGAGTAAGGTCTGAAGAGAGGATTTCACCAGGAGCGCCGCTTAAGCGGCGTACTGCAAGGTCAGAGTCCCCAGTCAGAACGTGCATCAACGCTCGATCACGGCGTAAGCCAGTGAACAAGCGACGACGCGCGCAATGACCTAGGAGAACTGCCCAAGCAGATGACTTGGTTACAATCCTCGCCTTCAGGCCAGGCTCGGAAACTACAGCTACCGACGCTTGAGGTAGCGTGTCAGGCAGTGGAGAGCCCGCACATCCTCCCTCCGGGAGGGGAAGCGGTTCACACTGCCCTGACGCGCGTGCCTTCTCGCAAGCGCGGTAGAGGCGTTCTTCGGCGACGAGGTCGCCCCACTCCTCGGCCAGAAGGCCGGGGGGACGGGGCACCTCGTCGATCGCAGGAGCAACCTCTAACGTCTCCCTCACCCATTGAGCCAAACCTCCCTGACGCTGAGTCTTCTCCAGGCATGCTGAGGTTCCAATGTCTAAAAAGGCACTGGGACCAGGGCGCGCTGAGAGATGATCCAGAGCCCACTTCCGACCGAAAGCTTTTGCTTTCACGAGGAGCTGGGCAGAGAGGGAACACTCAGAAGTGAGATCCCGACGGTGTTGCGCAATCGCCTCCTGAACTACCCGAGCAGGTGGTTTAGGGAGAGAGCGCTTCACCATCGAGAATTGAGCCAGAAAACCAGCGGATGCCAATCCGCTGATGCTGACTCCAAAGAGACGTTTAAGATGGGAACCTTGCAACCAACACTCACGGCAGCGAGAGGACTCTTCGGCGATCCAGCGAAGAGCTCTCTCAACCCCGTTAGTGCGGGCTACCAGACGGACCTTCCGGGCAATCTGGTGAGCAAGGGACCCATAAGGGTCGTTCCGTGAAGACGGTTCCCGGCCGGTAGTCCGCAGAGGACGCTCACGATACGCTGCAATTGCAGCATATATTGAGCGAAGACCTGCGGCCAGCCGTTCAGATTCCGCCTTCCTGTGGGCACGGTGAACAACCGTGCCGACGCGTTTAGATCCACCCCCCTCGCGGGGAGC